GAAGGATTTGGAGGGGTTAGGAGTAAAGCCGCAAAAACGAAGAGCAGCACAAACACTACGATAACACTCGGTCGGAACAATTATATCGTCTCCAAAAACACTAAGAGAGCGAGTATTTTGACCCAGCCGACGTAGTGTGACACGGCAAATACAGAAAAAGAGCAAGGTTTCCAGCTCAAACGTAAAACCGCAGCCCATACTTGAGAATTTTTCAAGACGGTACGCGGTCCCTTCAATTTCAGTGGCATTGGAACGCAAACTGCAGAGTAGATTGAACCACTCAACAGGTAAGCACCATTCCACGAAGGAATACGCAACTGTATCTGACGCAGCAGTTAAATCGATCGTAGCCAGTAAACCGTGAATACTGCCCAGCCGGGCAAGATCACGATGATGCTCCTGGCTATCCCTACCTGACGTGCGCCCCAGCCAATCAACATGTTTTACCAACAGTTGACCATACTGGCGCAAACGTTTCTTCAGGTAGGAACCTACCCCGAGCTGGTAGAAAACATTTAAGCTCGGTTCTATGGCGATCGCACGGTCGATTTCGCGATTCTTCGGGACATGATCGTACCGGTTACCCGGAACGACCACCGCTGGCTGGAAAACTGGCCAGTCGGCAAATGCCTCGAAGTGGTCGCTGATGATTTCTCGACCGTCCGCACCAACAACAGCAGAAAAAGGAGGAATTGACGAGGTGTTTCGACCCCAAAGGGTCTGACGCCAATCCGCTTCAAAAGCAGCTGCAGATGCGGTCCTTGTGGGTACAGTGCTAATTTTACTCGGCACTGCACACTGAATAGCACCATGGGTCGCGTAAGTCGAACCAGGTCCAAATCGGGGTTGTAAACTCCGAGGGACACGGCCGAGTACCTTCGCGACATCCTTTTTTAGGTCCTCGAGAAATTCGAGGATCGTGGGTTCGAGCAGGAAATCCTGCTGGTCTCCCCGGATGTAAGCGTCAAAACGTCGGTTGGTTCGATAGCACTGATGCTCTGCATCAAGCCATTTCTTC